AACACACGTCGGCAGTTTGAAGAGTTTGGCGGCGATGTTAATCAACTATTCTCTGATGTTGACGTAGACATTAATGCACTACAGGCAGGCCAGATTAGCCAAGCCGAAGCGCAACAAGCGTTTGAAAGCAGTGTTGCTGGTCAGTTTGGCGCAATAGGAAGTGAATTAGGCCTCTTAGGAGGTCAAATTGGAGGCCTTACGTCTGACATTGCTGGTCTTGGAACACAAATAGGAGGCGTAGGCCAAGGACTGGGACAGTTAGGAGAGGGTGTTGGTATGTTAGGGGCGGCTCTTGGTGCTGGATTAGGAGGCCTTCAGCAGCAACAAGTAGCTACACAACAACTTCTCGCTAGACCGGACCCTATTGATTTTAGGCCTTTAGACCAAGTGCAACTTGGTTATACCCCCTATCAACAGCAGCAATTTATACAGCCTAAGTCAAAATCACAAGAAAACCTTGACAGTCTGTTTGGGAGACTTATTGGATGACATATTTAAACCTGATGAACAATGTACTACGAAGGCTTCGTGAAGAAGAAACCACATCAGTTAACAGCACTACCTATGTAAAAATGGTAGGTGACTTTATAAACGACGCTAAGAAGCTAGTAGAAGAAGCAACTGATTGGTCTGCTTTGCGTGACACTCTTGTAGTAACTACTGCTGCATCAGACAACAGCTACTCGTTGACTGGTAGTAGCGACAATGTAAAAGTTATGTCTGTTCTTAATGACACTAAAAACTGCTTTATGCACTATCAAACTAAAGACTGGTTTAATGAACAAATCTATTTAGTTAATGAGTCAGAAGGTGCACCTTTATACTACACTTACAACGGACTAGACGCTAACGGAGACACTGAAGTTCTTGTTAGTCCTAAGCCAGACGGTGTGTACAGCCTAAGATTTAATGTTATTAAAAGACAAGCGAATTTAAGTTCCGATACAGATGTTATTCTCGTGCCTTCTATGCCTGTAATGCATCTTGCAATAGCACTGCTTGCTAGAGAACGTGGTGAGACAGGCGGTACGTCTACTGCTGAGTACTTCCGAATCGCCGACAAGTTTTTGTCTGACGCTGTTGCTATTGACGCAGCAAAACACCCAGAAGAGATGATCTTTAGGACTATCTGATATGGCTCAAGAACTTAAAAGTATCAATCTTGTAGCTCCGGCGTTTAAAGGTGTTAACACCGAAGACTCGCCACTAGCGCAAGACCCGTCGTTTGCTGAGATTGCAGACAACGCTGTGATTGACAAACGTGGTCGTATTGCTGCACGTAAGGGCCACACTGTTGTAACAACAAACAAGACTGTACTAGGGACTGATTCATTACGTGCTATTAAAGAGTTTAGAGATGACGCTGGTAATACTAAAGTTTTCTCTGTTGGTAACAACAAGATCATTAGTGGTACGACTACACTAGTTGATGAGACTCCCGGTGGATACAGCATCACTGCAGACAACTGGAAGCTTGTAGACTTTAACGACAAGATTTACTTTTTTCAACGTGGTTTTCAACCCCTTGTGTATGACAACGCAGGAGGCTCTGTAGTCACGCTCAGTAGCGTTGCTGGTGCATCTGGTGTCACGTCTGCTATGTACGGTAACGAAGCCCTAGCGGCTTATGGAAGGCTCTGGACAGCAGACGTTACTGGAAACAAGTCTACCGTTTACTGGTCTGATTTGTTAATTGGTCATGATTGGTCCGGAGGCACTAGCGGTAAAATAGACATATCTAAAGTATGGCCTGACGGTTACGATGAGATTGTTGCTTTAGCGGCACATAACAATTTACTAATTATCTTTGGCAAGCATAGCATTGTTGTTTACGAAGGTGCTGCCTCTCCTGCGTCTATGACACTATCAGATACTGTAGCGGGTATTGGCTGTGTTAACAGAGACACTGTACAGTACACAGGTACTGACGTGTTGTTCTTGTCGCACACTGGTCTTAAAAGCTTTGGTAGGACAATACAAGAAAAGTCAATGCCTATTAGCAGTTTGTCAGGAAACATAACCAAGGACATTATTGCTGCATTACAGAATGAGACTGAGTTCTTTAGGTCTGTCTATAGCCCGGAAGAAGGTTTTTACTTGCTTACTTTTGTAGGTCAAGACGTAACGTATTGTTTTGACGTAAGAGGCACGTTAGAGAATGGGTCATACCGTGTTACTCGTTGGCCGTCTACTAGTTTTACATCGTTTACAAGACTTGACGACGGTACGTTATATGTCGGCACTACAGCAGGTATTAGCACATACACAGGCTACAGCGATAACGGTACTGGTTATCGTTTTAAATACTACAGCCCAAGCTTAACCTTTGGTGATAGTGCAAGAATTAAAATACTTAAGAAGCTGAAGCCAACATTAGTAGGCGCTAACAGCTCAGTCGTGTTTATGAAGTGGGCGTATGACTTTGATACTACATACGCTACAGCAGAGTTTACAGTAGGTACTCAGATAACTGGGTTCTATGGTGAAAGCGAGTATACAACAGTAGAATTTACAGGTGGGCAGCTTACAAACCAACGTAGCTTAAACGCCACAGGGTATGGAACAAGCGTACAGGTAGGTCTTGAGTCAGAGATAGACGGCTCACCTTTATCTTTACAGGAGATTAACGTAATGGCTTTAATAGGTAAACTGCTATGATAGATCCTAATTCATTAAATATGACGGTTAACGAAACTAACCCGACCCCTCTTTTTCAAATGCCTTCTATGGAAAATCCATATACAGGCTTAGGAACAATGGGTACTAGCACAGGCCTTAGTCAACAACAAATGGCTAATTTAATAGGCAATGTTTCTCCTCAAACCGGAAGTGGTTTTTTTAACACTCTAGGTAACGTTGTTAACAGCGTAGGTGGTTTTTTAGGGGACAATCCGGCGCTTGTAGGAGCAGGCGCTGGCGGTGCCTTAGCTCAACAAGGGTATCAACGCCTTGGTGAAATAGGTGAGCGAGCAAGACGTGAAGCTTCATCGGTCGCGCAACAAGGTTTACAACAGACCCAGTTTAAACCTTTTACCGTAACCAGTGCTACTGGTGGTATGTTCGGTACAACCCCTGAAGGCGGGGTTACAATGGGGTTGTCTCCTCAAGAAGCTGCTTTGCAAAACCAACTTTTAGGAGGCGCTGGTCAGTTCTACGGTCAGGCAATGCAACCTACGATGGGTAGAGAACAGGCTATCTTTGAGCGTATGAGAGCAGCACAGCGTCCTGAAGAGGAGCGTCAACGTCTTGCATTAGAGGAGCGTTTAGCAGGACAAGGACGTCTTGGTGTTAGCTCTGCTGCTTATGGTGGTGCTACTCCTGAGATGCTGGCTATGGCTACGGCACAAGAAGAAGCCCGTAATAGAGCCATGTTAGGAGCTATGCAACAAGCCCAAGCTGAACAGATGCAACAAGCACAACTAGGCGGTCAGTTCTTAGGTGCTGGTTATGTACCACAAGGTCAATTGCTTGCTGCTGCGGAACCCGGTTTGACTACGTCTCAGATAGCACAAAGGGGTCAGCTTACTGGTGCAGGTATGTTCGGAGAAGCAGAAATGTCAGGAATACAAGCTCTATTGGGAGCCGGTGTCGGGCAAGCAGACATTCTTGGTCAAATTGGTGCAGGTCTTTTAACTCAGTCAATGCAACCACAGACTGTTGCTGGGCAAACCTCAATGCCTGTTGTAGATCAATTTGGTAATCTTGTTGAAGCTGGAACGCAAGTCTATGACTTCTTGTTTGGCTCAAACGGACTCTTCGGTTAAGGAGAAGAATAATGGCTAAATTTGGAGAACAATTTATTGCTAGTTTGACTAGACCTTCGTTTGGACAAGGGTTATTTACAGCTGCTCAAACAGCAGGACAAGCGCTTGCACAAGCTCCCGGTATGCGTCAACAAAGGGCGTTCCAAGATAAACAAAAAGCAGAGGCTATTAAAGTAGCAATGAGTCGCGGTCAGGTAAACATTGCCAAAGGTCTTCAAACAGGGGCAATTACTCCTGAAACTTATTTTGCTAGTCTTATGCAAACACAGTTTGAAAACGAATTAAAGGACGCACAAGACCCTACAATTAAAACAGGGAGCGAGGTTCTTTTAAGAGACACAGAAGGTAACTTGTTTACGTCTGTTGTTCGTTACACGGACGGCACCCCTAAACGTCTTTTGGTTCCACAGCCCGGACAAACAGCAAAACGACCTGTAGGTAAAGTGACTGTTGTTTCTTCTACTACTGGTGCTGGTGCTTTTGACAAGCCGGGAATTGCTGCTGCAACAACACGAGAAACAGAATTTCAAGAACGCCGTGTAAACGCAATTACACAACTACCTTCTTTGCAAAACACACGAGAAAACTTGACACAGGCCATGGGTATACTTCAACAAGAACGACTTAGGCCCGGAGGCTTTACTGCACAGGCCGCTAGAGGACTTGCTTCGTTCTTAGGCAAAGAACCACAGACTTTGGGTGAGTTTGAAACGCTGTTGGGTAATGTTATTCTACAAAAACTGGAAAGTTTCAAAGGCTCTATCTCAGAAGGAGAAAGACAGTTCCTTATTGAGTTAGTAGGAAGCTATCGACAAAGCGGAGAAAGTAACTTAGGTAGGCTTACAGCTATCCTAAGAGATGTCGAGAGACAAATAGAAGACTCTGTAAACGTCGCTAGGTCTGAAAACTTTGATTCTTATTTGTCAAGCCTTCTTCCCGCTGCTCCAGAACAAGTAGAGGCTACAACTGAAGACGTTAGTTTTGTTCCTGAGTCAGACAGAAAGGACGCTTTAGAAGCACTTAAGAACGGCCAAGTT